GCCATGTAGGTGTCCTCGGGGCCAGCAACAATGTGGTCCTTGCCCGGAACGGGGTCGCCCCAAAAGCTAGCAGCTAACCGCAAAACCGTTGTCTTGCCTTGCGCTGATCGCGAGTTCACCAAGTTTACAATCACACCCGATTGGCCCGTCATGTGTATCAACGTAGAACCCAGTGTGCACAGCACAGAGAACGCGTGCCCCTCCATCCCTTCCGTGGTGCCCAACACGTCCATGACTTCCTGCCATTTACGGAAGTCGCCTTTCGTCCCTAAGTTTGTGGCGTATCGTTTTAGCCCTTCCGCTACGGGAGCGAAACGCTCGCCTTGAGCCGTCAGCTCGCGGGTGCCAATAAAAAAGCTCTTGAAGTCTTCAGACCACCCAAACTGTTCACGTACCATTTCTACATCCTGTGTCCGCCGAAGCACGTTAGCTGCTCGCATTATATAATCGGCGACAAACGGAAATGCTTTCGGGTTTATTAATATGCCTTCAAAGGCGAGCGTTTTCCTAAGCTGCTGGTGGTCTCCTATGGCAGCGTACGGCACCAAAAAATGCCTCACCCCATCTCGGGGCGTGTGGAGCCTAAGCTCTACTTCTTCGCCGACCTTTCGGTCGAACACCCGCTTAACTACAAACAAGTCCTCGTCGAGAAGCTTAATGTCGTCCTCGCCCGCGTCGGAGTCGCCTGCTTTGTAGATGCCGCCTTGAGCGCCGCGCTTATACGGAAACGGCATATTTGGTATGTCATACTGCTGAGCGGTACCCTCTGTTGTGGTTCCTTCTACGGTCGTCGCTTCCGACTCGACCAATGCGCGTCCCAGAACAATGGGTGACTTTATCTTGTTTAGGTGTGGGCACCCTTTACAACCGCCCGGGTTAACACTCTCCAGCGTTGAACAACGTGCGGGAGCTTCACTGCTCCGAGCAGTGCGCTCTGTTTCTTCTGGATCGTAATCGGGATATCCCTCGGACATTTTGTGTATCGCCTCGTCGCGATCTACACAGCGGTTAGCAACAGTGAGTCCGGCGAACCATTGATCGTACGTCAAGTCAGCCCGGTTTTTATACAGCCATACTAGCTGCCGACAGTTGTCCTTGCGCTTTAGGATGCGCAAGAACTGAAACTCAAAATTGTTGTCCATGACCGCCTGCGCCATGGAAGTTAGCGGCTGGGTGTCTACCCCTTCAAAAGCGGCTGGGAGAGAAGGACTTACGCCTAAACAATCCCGCAACTCTTCCAAGGACACAGGCTGGGACGGTGCCATCACGCTTACAGGCAGCGGCGGGTCCATCTTGTAATTAAACGTACCGGGTACGCGCAAAATACGCGCCGCTTCGAAACATGCGGGGTCGGCGTAAAGTTCGTGGGCATCGCATACTTTGCGGAGAGCTTTAGCTAGCCCTTCCCATTCCCCGCGATCTACCTCTCTGTCCAGCACCCAGTATGCGTGGATGCCTCGGCCCGAGTTCACCAGTACGGGACGTTGAAGACCTGACTCCGCGCAGAACTTACGCAGGGCCGTTAACGCCTCCGCTTGGCTTGCGTACGGTTTGTCTTCCCCGCAGTCTAGATCGACCCACAAGGCGCGTAGCGCTTGAACGTTTGCTTTATTGCGTTTCCCGTTTTCTTTGTATTTCGCAACTCCGAAGTAGACATCACGCCCCTGAGTCATAAACTTCTGGATGATTGAGTCAGCGTCCTCACGTGTCTCGGCAAACTCCTGCCTAACACCTGTCTTACCGTTTATACCGACGATTGCGTACCAGCCATCAGACGGTTGCACAGCCGACAGCAAATCAAATTCTGCCATAGCTCCCCCGGCGCGCTATCAAGCGGTTAAACGTTGTGACTGGGTCTCAATAAAGCGTTGGACATCAGCATGCAAAACTTTGCACGGCTCAGTCTTCCCACTAAACCAATTGTATATTGTGGCTCGCGTTACGCCGAACTGCTTCGACGTAGCGACTACAGAAATGCCGTTCTCAATACAGAGTTTCCCGAGGCGGACACCCAGAAGGGTTTGGTCCGCCTCAAGATTAGCATCACGGAGCCGCAGTGTATAACCGTAGCTCATGTGACTTACTCCTCTCCGGTAATCCAGCTATCCAGCGCGCTGCTCAGTGCGGGATCATCGTCGGCTGACGCTGCGGCAGCCTTTGGCTTTTTAGCTTTCGACGGGCGCTTCTTCGGCTCCTCGTCTACGGCTTCAAACTCCGCGTCTTCCGGTTCATTCGTGCCCCACGGGTTCTCCGCCTCTTCCTTCGGCGCGGGAGCTTTTGCTGGGGGCGCGCTTTCCGACACACCGTCAGCCTGCGCAACCGTTAGCTCGACAAGGCGCTGCGTTGCGGGGTTGTTTTGTGCCTGCTCGACAAGCGCCAGCTCCTGCGCCGTAATCGGGCGCGAAGGAGAGAAGTTTAGCGCCATGGTGTCGGAATCCAGATCGTAAGCAATACGGGTCACCACGCGGTCTGGAGAGAAGTCGTTACCGACAAGGAACCGCACGTAGCTCTCAAAGGGGTGCACGTTACCGTCGCCCTTGCCGAATAGAGACTTAGCCGGGACGTTGAACTGGTACACCTCCCCAGAAGGGTCGCCCGCTAATAGCAAAGCAATCCGGCGCTGGTAGCGACAGGCACGACCCTTACCACCATTTCCGGAGCCTGTTACGTTCTGCGGGCATGTCGCACACGCTGGCGACTGCGCATTACCTGCGGAACTCTCCGGCTCTTTGCCGTCATTTGACCAGCAGTCTGGGAGGGATGGCGCTGCGGACGGGTCATAGGCTGACGCGTAATACGTACGGCTCACGTTTGGCAGCATGGCCACGATGATAGCCTCGAACTCACCACGAACTGGTTTGCCAGTTTGCTCACCACCCACGATCCGGCGAAAGGTACCGTTTGTATTGGTTTGTATTCTACGCACGCCTCCGCGCACGTTTAGCGACTGCCCTAATTTGGACATGCCCTTAATTGGTTCGGCGGGAAGGTTGTCCTGCTGTTCAAAGATAGTCAAATTACTCATCGTTACGTCCTCACTTATTGGTAGGTTTACGTACAGAAATTACAAACTTCCTATCGACGTTTAAGCCGATAGGCATGAGGTCTGGATTTTCGTCCAAGAAGTCCTCCATGTGTTTGCTGTGCACGCGCTGCTCTAGTAGATGGAAGGCATCGTGCTCGCGGATAAATTGGTACATCCGCTCCCAGTCACTAGTCCAGTACTTGGTAATGGTACGCCGCATCGCGGTGCCTGCGTCAGTGCGAAGACTCTCGATGCTGTGCGCGTTACAAATGTCGAGCAGTTGCGCGGAAACCTGATCTAGTTCTTCCTCGACGCTCGCCACCTTGGCTTTGTAGTCTTTCGTGTATTCCGCTTTCTGATCGCGGAGTTCACGGTATCGAGCTACAAGCGCTTCGGCATTTGTCTGAGACATATATTTGCTCCTCTGTATGTACTCGGTGGCTTTGACATATTCAAAGCTTTTACGGCTGTCAAGCGGGTATTTCGATTTCTTGCCGATATAAATCTATGAGCTTCTCGTGGCTCGTTATGCGGCTTTGAAGCATCTTGTACAGCCGTGCTTCAACCGGGCTTCCCTTGATATGTATAACCGTCATTTTGTTCTTTTGCCCGTGCCTATCGATACGAGCGTTGGCTTGCAGGTATGTCTCTACGCTAGTCACAGGAGAGTACCATATTATGGTGTCGGCGGCGGTGAGTGTGAGACCGTGCGACGCAGCCTGCGGCTGTATAAGTAGCACTTGTGGGTCGCGGGTGTTTTGAAACTGCTGCACTAGTTCGTACCGTTTATTCGCACTAACCTGCCCGGATATTATAGCATTGGAGACGCCCGCCCGGGTCAGTCGGTCTTCTAGAAGCTGTAGGGTGTGCGTGAAGGGCACAAAAACTAGCACCTTATTTCGAGCCTCGTCGATAACTTCTTGAACAACCTTGATCCGATTTGATACATCGAATTCTACGACTTCTCGCGTGTCGGTGTACGCCGCACCGCCGCTGATTTGCAGTAGTTTGTTGAGGTTTGTTGCAGCGTTCACGGCTGATATTTTCTCTCCTGCCGCTTCAATAGCCATAGTCTCTTGCAGCCGCTTATAGTAGCCTGCCTGTTGCGGAGTTAACGGCGCGTCTCGGTCAATGTACGTCACTGCTGGTAGGTCGAGGCACTCTTCTTTACTAAACCGGATCGCGGGTTGCAGAATGTTGTGGACATACTCCGTCGCATCAGGTTTTGGCGACCACTTGTACTGGGTAAGCTTGTACATGACACGATCTCGAAACGCCGTGAAGTACTGGGGGCAGCCGCTGGGGTTTACTAACTTAGCTAAACCAAAAGCGTCCACGGGAGACTGAGCCGCAGGTGTTCCCGTCAGCATCCACAGCCTTGGATTGCCTGCTTTGACTAACTTGTTCAGGGTCTTCCAGCGGTCTGTCTGAGCATTCTTATATGCATTGGCCTCGTCCACCACGATCAGGTCAAACTGCGCGGCTATTAAGTCATCCAGCACAACTTTAACGCCATCGTAATTTATAACTACAAACTCGCACCCAGACTGGATTACTTTGGCCCGTTGTTTAGCCGTACCGTGCGCCACGTCGCAACTTCGGTGCATGGCAAATTTGAATAGGTCTTGCTGCCACGCCGCCTTCATGATTGACAACGGACAAAGCACCAGCACGCGCTTAATTTTACCTAGCTTCATGAGGTAGTCCGCGGCCCAAATTACGCTAGCGGTCTTGCCTGTTCCTTGCTCAGAAAAACAAAACGCTCTGGGCCGCAAAGACAAAAACGACGCCGTGGTCTTTTGGTGCTCGAAGGGCGGGAGGTTTGAACTCCATGCGTAGTCACGCAAGATAGGTGATGGGACATCATCTATAATTTCCGTAAGCTGACACGCTTCGTTGTAGCCCCAGTGAACGGCCACCGCCTTGGAACCGTCATCTCGATCTATGACTAGGCTCTTGCGTATTTTTTGCGTTATTGTTTCTGGGCTGGCGGTGTCTACTACCAGCACGCGTTTATCCGACATGTAGCGCTCCTCTACTTTTTACGGCGTGCCGTAGCTTTCTTTCGTTCCCGCTTGCTAGTTTCAGATACCAAGTTGCCGCTGCGATCCCGGCGGAACGAGCGGTTCTT